AGTTACACTTTTAATAAGGTGGCTAAAACCGTCACTATAAATTTACCTTCGGGTAATGTAAAACTAGAAGGTTTGTTATTGATAACAGATACTACTAACAATACAATTATTTATCAGTTTAGTGACGCTACAAAAGGTGCTACTTTATCAGGCAATGTATTTACTTTAACGTACGATACAAACACAGCCTCTTTTGCTAATACAGATAGGTTGCAAATCTTTTACTATGATGAGCAGTTTATATCTCAGCAAATGAATGATATGTCGGTTGCTTTATCTCAAATATTAAAGTCATTACAAAGACCGAACTATCTTGAAAATAATCTTTACTCTAGGTCTAAAAGTTATGGGGGATACTTAGATACAGTAACTACAGTAGGCTCGGTAAACACTTTATTAGGTATAGGAACAACAACTAGATTTTTAGAAGATCAAATTAATCCACCTAGATCAACAACGTGGCAATTAGCAGTAAGAAATAGAATAAGTTAAAAAAATATGGCAACAACATTAAATTTTAAAAAGTTATTAGACAAGCCCGAATGGAGACCTTTAGCAGTTGCTCAAGGTGGTCTAACATCTATGACAACAAGCACCTCAATATTATTAAGTGGTGGTAATATAGCGTCAGATTTTAGAGGTAATAACTACAATACTCCAAAACTATGGCATTTAGGTTTTGGAGCTACTACCCATCAAGAATACAACGCAGTTACAGACGCTTGGAGTGGTTTAGCTAATTTATCTTGGGGTACTGGAGGGTCTTTTCCTGTGTGTACTGCTGCTGCATTTGCTCCATCACAAGGGCCAAGAGGAAGCATTCTTGCTGGCAGTACAGCATCAATATTAAATCTAGACACCACCTATTACGCTCCTGTTGCGGCTACATGGACAAGAGCAGGTTCTGTTATTACAGTAACTACTACTCGACCACATAATTTTTACGCTCAACAAAGAGTATTTGTATCAGTGTCTAGTGATGCTACGGCAGTCCCATTAACTACAATAAATAGTAGTGCTACACTGATACAATCTGTTGCTAGCACAACTCAATTTACCTTTAACGGTGGGGCCTCAGGAGCTGCGTCAGGAACATTAACAGTAGGAATTCCTATTGTTGCAGACCAATGGTCTGATAGAGGTGATGGTTTAGGGTTTATGATTAGAGTAATTGGGTTAGCTTCAGGTAAAATTGAAGAAAGAAGAATAGTTAGCAACACAGGCTATTCAACGCCTGCTTCTTTGTATGTTACTGCCCCAACTATATACTTAGATCAACCTCTATCTTTTACACCAGCTGTTGGAGATACATTTGAATTGTTATCAGGAACTCTTTATGTAGCTGGGGTTGGAAATGGTAGTACAGGGATGTGGAGAAGTTATGATTTAGCCACATTAAATAATGCTGATAATACATATGCACAAAGTGGGAATAGGGGTGTTGCAAATCTTTCTTTATCCGGTAATTCACAAGCCGGAATGATAGTTTTTGATGAGCAACACGTTTCTGCTGACAGAATACCTGGAGAGGGTTTTATAGTAGGAACAAGTACATATGATACCGCTACTTTGTCTGGGACTAATTATATTAACACTAAAAATTGTTTACTAGCCACAGCAATTGCGGCAGGAACAATTACAGGGCAGGCCTCTAATGGTGATTCAGTAGTAGTAGCAAATCAATATAGAAACTTCCAAGTTAGAATTGTAGAGGATACTGTTAACACAACAGCTGTTGGTCAAAGAAGAAGAATATCTTCTCATACAGCAGGACCATCTGCGGTGTATACATTATCAGCTAACTGGACAGTAACCCCAAGTGCAAACTGTAAGTTTGTTATTGAAAACTGGACGGACAATATTTTAGTGGCAGGAGGAAATAGTACCTCTATGATGACATACAAGACCTCTAACCTATGTGCAGACACCTCTCAAACTATTGACACTTGGAGTACAACTCAATTTACAAATACAAACGGTCCAAACCATAGTGGTGTTTTAGTACATTGTTTTGGAGCTAAAAGAAGTAACTCCGCTAATTCATCTGTTAGAAACAGTTTAATATTTTCTATGGTAACCAATGTTTTATATACTTTTGATATAGCAGGAGGAACTAATGGGGCTTGGACTTTATCAACTATGGGAAGAGCTGTTGGAGGTTATTTTAATAATTCAAGTACCACAAATTTAATATCTTACGCATATGATCCACATACTGAAGAGGGAGATGCGATTTATCTTTTTAACGCATCTATAGCATCACCTGGACTGAGTCATCAAATATTTAGGATAAATTTATTGAAAGGTAATGTTAGTGGATATACACCTATCAAAGCACCTTATAGTGTATTAAGTGCTGCCGGTACTTGGTCATTAGCTACAAATCCTAGTTCAAATAATAAAATGGGGTGCATCTGTTATCAAGATGGGACTACAAAAATAACAGCTATTTACGCACCTGCTTTTGGAAGACCCTCAGCTCCTGCTCAAAATGAATTTTTTGAACTATTAATATCAGTATAAAATGTATAAAGTATCACTAACAAAAAAAACTATTGTGGACGGGGACCAATTAACGGTTACTGTTCAAAACCTCACTAAATACTTTGATTCATTTGAAGATGCAAATAAGTATTTAGCATATCTTATTGAAGCAAAAAATATTCAAAGTTTTATGCCTGAAGTGGAGTATTTTGAGTTAACACAGAACCTAGACGTTGATGAGATAAAGAAAGAAGATGCTCTTAGTAAGCTATCACCTGAGGAAAAAACACTCTTGGGGTTGTAAAATAAACAACCAATAGTTTTTACATTTTAAGATTAAAGAAAATTTTGTTTACATTTGTTGTATAATCAATATTTATGCAAAATTATTTATCCCATGATTTGCTCCAACATGGGGGCAGTTTTCATTTCTTAAATTTACCGGCTACCTGTATAGGCGGCACAGCAAATACTAACCCCTCAATATTCATTGATGGCGAAGATCTTCTATTGAATATCAGAAAGGTGCAGTATATGTTATACCACTCTGAATTTTCACAGAAGTTTCTTGTTCATTGCAGTCCATTGGCATACCTAAATCCTGAAAATGATATAACTCTCACTACAACTAACTACTTATGTAAACTTGATTCTAATACTCTTACTCTAGAGTCGTTTGAAAAAGTAAACACTTCAAAGTTAGATGTAAAGCCATTATGGGAGTTTGTAGGATTAGAAGATGCCCGTATAGTTAAGTGGGATAACAAACTATTTTTATGTGGGGTTAGGAGGGATACTACAACTAATGGTGTGGGCAGGATGGAGATGTCTGAGATTGTTAATGGGCAAGAGGTGAATAGAACTAGAATAGAACCACCTGCTCAATCTTATTGTGAGAAGAACTGGATGCCTGTATTGGATATGCCATATCACTTTGTTAAGTGGAGTAATCCTACAGAGGTGGTAAAAGTAAACCTAGAAAACAAGTCCTCTGAAACAGTATTTATATCAAAAGAAACATTAGAACTTCCTAGAGATATTCGTGGGGGCAGCCAAGTTATACCATACAAAAATTACAGGATAGCACTAACCCACGAGGTAGACCTTTGGAAAAATGAGCAAAATAAAAAAGATGCCCAATACTATCACAGATTTATCGTGTGGGATAAGGATTGGAATATAGTTGCTACATCAGACGCTTTTAAAATCTTTGGTGCTAATATAGAATTCTCATGTGGTATGGCTGTTCAAGAGGATAACCTTCTTATCACTATGGGCTTTCATGACTCGTCTGCATTTATAGTTAAGATGCCTTGTGAATACTTTGAGAGTTTAGTAGGTTTGTCAAATGCTGTAAAAAAACATAGCAGTAAAAACTCCCCTAAAGCATTAGAAAGGTTTGCTGAATCTCCTGAACTAGCAGAGAACAATTATGCACTAGCCAACTTCTATTTTAACCAAGAACTTTGGTCATCGGCCCTGTCTTTTTATCTAAGAAGTGCAGAGTTATTTCATTTAAATAGTCAACCTGTTAATGCATACCAATGCTTGTTAAGAATAGCGGAGTGTATTGCTAAAGAAGGTAATAGAAAAGTTGCAGAGAAGAGTATACTAATGGACGTAGTAACCTATATGCCTGATGTTGCATATGGATTTTTAAAACTTAGCCAATACTTCGAATCAATTCAGAACTGGCAAGAGTCTAACCTTTATGCCACATTAGCTCTTACCAAAAAGAATAATAAAGATGATGATTATTACTTATACTTGTTTCAATTAGCTGTCTCACAATGGTGGATAGGAGACGGCAAACAAGCAAGAGTATTGCTATTTGAATTAGCAGAAAACTATAGTCACCTAATGGACGAAGGATTTAAGGTCTTGCTCCAAAAGAATATAACTTCTTTAGGCTCATCGTCTGACCCTTTTTTACCTTACACCGCATTAAACTACTCTTCGATGATGTATCATTTTGAAGGGTTGGAGGGTGTTAAGAGAAACTATTCACAAACATACCAAGACCTTTTTGTGTTATCAATGTTAAAGGGGAAGAAGCATGGCACCTATTTAGAAATTGGTGCAGCAGATCCTTTCTTTGGTAGTAATTCAGCATTGCTAGAGACTCAGTTTGAATGGAAGGGGGTGTCTATAGAAATATTAGAGCATGAGGTTACAAAATTTAAAAACAGCAGAAAAAATCCTATAATCCTTCATGACGCTACAACTATAGACTACGCTGACTTCCTAACACATCATCAGTATCCTAAGGATATAGATTACCTACAAGTAGACTGTGAGCCACCTAGTGTAACCTATGACATCTTAACCAAGATACCATTTGACAAGCATAGATTTGCAGTAATTACATTTGAACATGACTACTATGCAGACCTAACTAGGCTATACAGAGAAAAGTCTAGAGAGTTTTTAACAGAAAAAGGGTATGTATTAGTAGGAAGTAATATATCTCCTAATGACAACTGTCCTTATGAAGACTGGTGGGTACACCCAGACTTGGTAGATTCAGACGTTATTAATCTATTCTTATCAAAAACCGATTGCACTAAACAAGCTCAAAAGTATATGTTTGGAGAATTTATGCTTGGCACAGATGTAATCAAAGAAAATTAAATTTATTAATATTTGCAATTACAGAATTTGTTTTTGTATATTTGCAATGTTAAATTCTTTCTCATAGATTTATTGATTATTGATTTAGGTTACAGATAAGGGGGAGAAATCCTCCTTATTTGTTTTAAACGCAATGCCCATGAAGTGCCAAGCCGAGGAGTGTTTTTGTACGGACTTTAACCGTACATTCTGTAAGAACTACAGAGAGGATGCGAAGCCTAAGTCTAAGGGTCTCAAGAGAACTGATTTCAAAAAGAAGTACAAGCCTACTGGGGAAATGGATCTCTTCAAACATCTATGGGAAAGTCGTAAGCATCGTTGCTATATCACAGGGAGAGAATTAGAGTTCTCTCCATCAATCTGCTTCCACATCCTCGGCAAGGGAGCCTTTCCTGCCTATCGTCTCAACCCCTCCAATATAATCTTTGTTAATGCTGAGTACCACACAGATTGGCACACCATGTCAAGAGAGAAGCTACTACAAAAGGATAGGAGGTGGGAGTACGTCTTTAAACTATACGAGATGCTCAAGATTGCGTATTACAGCGAAGGTTTATAGTGTGGTTCTTGCATAACCTTATCTGATTAGAGTCGAAGTGTTTTATCTCTCCAGTCTCCTCCAAGGCCACAACCCACACAGTATTATTCTGCATTCCGTAGTCCATGAGGAATAGGGCAATCCCCTCACCTAACTCCGTCTCTACCCAAAGCACTTGTTGTATTTCATGTATAATCATCGTAACAAATTTAGTGTTATATTTGTTACATGAGAAATTCATTAGCAGGTACTAAAAAAGGCAAGTCAGAGAGTGCTAAATACTTTCAATCGAATCCAAAGGCTAAGGCTAAAAAGGATGAGTACAACAAAGAATATCATTCTACTCCCGAGAGACGTAAGTATCGTTCAGAACTGAACAAGGAGAACCGCAAGGCTGGAACTTACGGAAACAAAGATGGTAAGGATCGTAGCCACACCAAGTCGGGCAAAACTGTTTCCGAAGGTCAGTCAAAAAATAGGGCTAGAAATGGGAAAGGCGGCACTCCACGTTTGAAGTAACCGCCTTCGCTCAACAGTAAAAAAAAAAAACTTACTCGAGAGGGATGATAGTAACTTCCCAAAACTCTTTACCTCGTGGGACAATTAGTTTATAGAGATGAATCTCGTAAACATCCTTGTCATTAAACTCATACTTCTTCTGCATGATGTCCAACACTAACTTAGTGGGGTTATCTACGTCCGATGCTTTGTTAGAAAAGCCATACCGTATATGAAGTGCTACCTTGCCTTGGGGAAACCGTAGCCGGGGCATCATCAACAGGCATGACTTTTCATAATTGTTATAATCGCTTGTCTTAAACCTTCTGCCTTGGAAGGCTTTGTTTATAGACAATGGTTTTATGTTAACCTTTATTGTATTCATCTGTGTTCAAGAAAACATTTATAACCCTCTCTCTCATTTCCTGATCTTCTATAAATGATAACGCTTGAAACAAATGAGGTGTGGTTGTGTTCTCACTTGTAAATTTAATGAATGTTGGGTTAATTGCTTCAATATGTCCTTCATAATTTTCAATAAACGCAACGCTCTCTCCTGAAACAATTCCCCAGGCGTGAAAGTACCCTGCCTTTGAGTTGTTGAATGTTATAACCTGGTACTCTCCGTTCCACATATAACAAGCCCCGTCATCAATTTGGATATCGTTCCAATACCTAACCTTCCGTCTCATTGCCCATTATAAGTAGCACATCCGACTCCATTATGTACCCAACCTTTACCCCTTTCTCGTCAAGATATACCGGAGTTTTCTCTCCAAAGCGGATGATGTCTCCAAGTTTTACCTCCTCAATCTCTGGTCCAACCTCAATAACTTTCCCCTCAATAACTTGTGTTCCTATGTGGGACAAGTCTAATAGGGTTGACTTAACGAGGTCTTGTGTGATTGGTAGGAATTTAATTCTGTCTGCTAGTGTTTTCATGTGTGTTAGTTTAAAAGTTTAACTGTAAGTAGAACGCCTCCAACGAAGGAGACTGGTATGCCTACAATGGTAAGTGTCTTCCATGTAGTTTTCTTTGCGTTAAGTGTCCAATAGGAACTCTCCAAATCCTCGTATTCTTTAACTCTCAAGTCATACTGCATCTGCAAGGACTCGTACTGATTTGACTTAGCCTCGAAGGAGACCTTGTAGCCATCGGCAATTACATCTAGCGTAGACAATTGCTTCTCTAGGTTAGAAATCTTACTCAGGTGGTTGTCATACATTGAGTGGTAGAACCTCTCAGCTGCGGCTAACTTGTTAATGATTTTAATCTCAGCGTCCTTCAGGCAGGTCAAAGTATCCTTTTTTATCAAGATCCTTGAACTCGGTGAGGTTAGTTGAGAGAAGACTTGACTGCTGACTAGGAGTAGCAAAATCAATGTACCTTTTTTCATCTTTGTATTTGGTTTTAGTTTCTTTTGCCTTGTTGTCTATTACAACCACATCTCCTTTCAGACCAACAAGAGTCCGCTGAAGTTGGGTAATCTCCACCTGCTTACCATCAATAATCTTCTGCTGTTCCTCTATTTGTTTACGGAGAATTGCATCAGCGTCATTATTGTCCTCCATTCTCTTGACGCTAACAACGTGAATAGTGGCAAATAGGGTTAATATGATTATGGAAAGTGCTAAAAATTTATGATGGTCCTTCATGGCAGTTGTGTGTAGATAAAAATAATAATTAGTACGGCAACTGAAATATAAATCTCACTCTTCTGCTGTGGGTTCAGATTCCATCCCTTTCTGAAGTTTCTCTCTGTCTTCCAAAACTTTTTCATCTTTGTATTTTTTAATTAGTTGAACGATGTCGTAGTAAGAAAACCAGGGTAGTGTAGAGATTTCCTCTATCAATTCCTCAGCATCACCCATTGCTCGTAGGTAGTAGTCACCACCCTCAAGGTCGAAGAGGGCGGTGGCTAATACTTTGTATCTCTGCTCGGCAGCTTTAACGAATTGGTTACCCTTCATCTTTACCTCCTTCTCCCAAAAGGGTGGCCCTATTTGGTCGGAGATGTTTACAAATGCATTTGCGTGTAGCATGGATGCAATTATCTGATGCTTTTTGTGTTCGTCTAGAATCATCGGTTGCCTAACTTTTCAATTAAAAATTGTTTGTATTTAACTGCCATTGCAATGGCGTTGTCTAATATTTCTTTTGAATCAGGTTGTAAATGTACAGGAATTATCGCTAACTTGTTCTTCCCATCCATTCTTGGATCGTAAGATATGAACATCCCCTCTTCCTTTCCTGCGACAACCATGTTCATTTGCAACTGCCACCAGTAAGGTTTTCTCTGCTTGAATAGGTCATCCTCGTCAGCAATGAGAAGGTTCTGCACATGATTCTCGAAGTTGTATGGACACTTAATCTCAATCACACCGAAGCGTGAGCAGATACCATCTGGAGAACCTCCTGCGTGGTCTCCGTAGGGGATAAAACCTACAGAGTCGACACGAGACTCCATCATCTCGGCATATAGATTACAAGCCTCAGCCTCATGTTCCACACCCCAGTCCGTAGCCGCAGAGTTAGTGGTTTGCTCAACACCAGCCATCTCCTCGGCAACCTTTCCCATGATATAAGTCTTGGTAGTCTCGGACAACTCTCCGTTATCTCTCGCTGCCTTAGTTTGAGGTTGAGTCATTAGTTTGTATATCTCTGATGCGGTGAACTTACCCACACGAGCGTTGAACCAAGCCTGTGAGCGTTGGTCAGACGCTTGTGCTTGTTCCTTTAGGATTTCGTTTAGTAGATTACTCATTGTCCCCTCCTTTAACTTTCTTACGAGCCTTCTCAATAATCTCCTTCTTCTGCTCAGGATCAATCATTACCGACTCATCAGATAGAGCAGTCTCAAGTTCTACTACGTTGGTAGTCTTCTCAAGTAAGCGTTCAACTTGCTCCTCGCTCATCTTCACATACTCAACTGTCTTATACTCCTCGTTGTCGATGCTGATAGCGGTGTTAACCTTCTCAATCTTATCCAAGGCAAAGGATGACTTAGGGATAGACTTCCAACCTCTCTTCACAACGGTCTTACGAGCCATCTCTGAGTAGTCAGTAGACCATGGGCCAACATCCTTGCGGCCAGTCTCTGAACGATTTTTGATAGCGTCAATCTGTGGCTTCCACATAATCTCGAACAACTTCTCATCGTTGTGTAGTACAAAGATTGCGTACACAGCTAACACATCGCTGTGCTTGAAGGTCTCACCCTTCGGCTTGTGGATAATCTCAGGACTTGTTCCTTGAATGAAGTCGAACTCATCTCCTCGGTAAACCACGGCAGAAGATACGGCCTTGATAATTCCCGTGTCAGAAATCAACTTAATCATCCCCTGGTAGCCGGGCATAAGTTTAGCGTTGCCCTTGTAAGGAACTAGGTAGGCCAAGTTCATTACAGGGTTCAGAGACAACTTGGTCAATGCACAATTGTACACAGCCATTGCAACTGATTGTGGGTTAGAATTTGCCAACACTTGGTTGTTGTTAGCAGCTTGGATGGCGAAAGACATCTCTCTCATGAGGACTTCTTCTCCTCCCATCAGTTTAATCATTTCCTCTCTGCGAGGTTCGATGAACGGCATAACCGTCTTTGGTGAAATTGTTATGTTTGACATAATTTATAGGTTTTCTTTATTAATGTTTTGCGAATGTAACACATTATTCGAAACCCTCCAAAACTTTTTTTGTAAATTTTTCTAATGTTAATAAGTAAGGTTCGTGTTCGAGCTTTATGTCCGTACCCCACTTGCTGAAAATCTGCTTGAGAACCCTCCTCCTCTCCCCTTGAGGAAAGCTCAAGAGAGCAAGGTCGAAGTATACATATGACTTTGGATCTTGTGGAATACCCAGAGAGATGCACATCTTGTTCACCCTCTTGTGCATAGTGTCAAGGACAAGGTATGTGTCTGCCCTCTTTAAATACTTCTGACTACGAAAAGATTTTGCCATTGTTTCTTGTGTCCGTTCTCTCTATAGATGACTTTATATTCTTCCAATCGACTAGGTCTTGTTCCTCAAAAATCATCCTCCCATGAAACAAGGACATCATCCTTTTGACCTTCAAGGGATCAAACTCTGGTCGGAATATCTTCAAGGCATTCCTCGGATTTATGTCCTTGTCTGCAAAATAGGTGAGCCAATTTGCTCTATACTTGTGCTTCGATTTCATGCTTTAGGCGTTCAATTTTCTCTCTCATTTCCTCCACCTCTTCACAATATAGTAGGATAGAATTGATGACCTGTATGACCTTCTCTCGGTCTCTAATGGGCTTCTTTCTACCCACAATGTCGCTCATCCAACGCTGACCATTACCACACATATGGTTGATGTAAGCCATGTTTAACACGTCAGCATGAGACCGGCACGTCTTAATAAAGGACATCAGTAGGGAATCCCCAACAACCTTTTTCTGTAGCTTATTATCTTGCGTGGTGTTCAAACTATTATTGTGTTAAAAAATGTGTGCGAGAAGTTTTTACAAACCAAATGTACTATAAAAGTCAGCAAAATCAAAACTCTGCACCGTCTGACCTGCTAGAGAAAGTGATAGTAAATTTTTTGGATTGGGGCGGTGATCCGGTGAAATGCAGACCAGTTGCCCCAAGATCCACACAAACAAGACTTAACTCATTGAAAACTAGGCACAAAAAAAAAGGATGCTGAATTAACAACATCCTTTTAAGATTATCCATGTCTATTATTGCAGATTGCCTATGACATATACGATTGGTAGTATCGTCATCGTGCCTAACATTAGTGGTGTTGAATCCGTCATATAAGAGACGAAGAACATGACCAGACAAAGTACGCCTAGCACCGTCAGAATAATATCAATTGTATTTTTCATTGTCTTCATTTATTATTTAAGGTCATTAATGAATTCTACATCCGATGGTTCATATTCCACTTCGTAAACACCATCGTAATCTTCGCAGATGCTCTGCGGAATATATCCGCATCCGTCATACAATTGCTCTACTGAAATATCTGCCTTACCAAATGTCTCTAATTGGTCAATCATTGCATTCCCAAAATCTCTTATCATAGATGAGTCAGAGAAATACCATTCAAGGAATTTAGATGCTTTTACTGAATTTACTTTTTCGCTCATTGCTTTAAATTTTTGTTGATTGGATTAATGTGTAATAGTTATCATAATATTCATTGAACAAGTCTTGTGCATCTTCAGTATAGGTTAACACATCCGATTTCACATCCTTGTAAATTGTGATGCTCTCTTCCCAGTTCTCAACAAGATTAGTATGCGCTAATTCTGAAGCAAGCTCAACGGCATTGATTGTAATCTCGTGTTCATTTTTGATTTCGCCATAGGGAGAATCATTGTGTGAAATATGATTGCAATTTTTACAAAGGTCAGATTCATTATCAGTATCAAAATCCATTTCACTTGCTGGATAATGTTCGTGACATGAATTGCAGATGTACTTATTCTCTTCGATTTCTTTTTTCATTGCCTTATGTTTTTAGTTATTTGGATTTAATGCATTTCCCAGTATATTGAAGAGAGATTCTTTCTCGTCTTCCTTCGTCAGTTTTAACTTAACGATCCGCTCTGCATAGAAGATGTGATGACAATTGTAAAGGTCAATTAGACCTTGTCTCCAAAGAGAGATTTCATCCGCATCCGCTCTGAAGTAAAAACCATTAACGAACTTGCAAAGGACATCCGTTTGGATTGTCTCCTCATCTGCATAGAAATCGTCTGCGTTATAATCCGCTCCAATGTGGGCATTAAGATGTTCAAAAAGCTCGTCCATTGAATCGAATTCCTCGTGTCGCTCAATTGAATGAGAATTAACCTCTTGTTGTTGTCCATGCTCATATGAATCTAATGTAGTGATGCATGAATGTCTGGTGATTCTAAATTTTTCCATTTTTTCTGATTATTAAATTATTATAAAACTTTGTTTCTTACTTGGCTGATAAATACTTTTGATGAACATAGGGATTGAATGTCGCTAAATCTTTCTCTACTATTACTTCCCCAATATTCATATGCTAATCCCATTGGAATGTTAGACCAATTTCCGTATTCATCTTCCATTGCTTTTTCCGTAAGTTTCACTACATCAATAGTTACACGTTTTTCGTGATGACCAGATAAATCGCTTTCTCTTCTACCTATCAAAATAGAATTGCCTTCGTAGTGACCATTTTCTTTCCCTTGCTTTTGAATTACTGCGTTAGGCAAGTCTTCCTTCAACAAAGAGATGATTCGATACACTTCTGCTTCGGCTAATTTGCACCAGTTCTCTTTTGCAATTTTGACATTCTCTGCGAATTCTATCTTCTTTCTATTCAGCATATGCAATTCGTCTGCATTGATTAGATTAAAAGATTTTGATGTGTTGAACTGCTCGTTCACTTTAGCGAATGAATCTGACATATCCGCAATGATTTGTTTTTGTTGTTTCGTTAACATAATTTTTTGATTTATTGATTTGATTTGATTTGATTTTTTAGATGTACGATCCACTTCCGAGATGGTCAAATGTCTCGCTGGAGGAGAATGATAGTAAAGATGAATCTTGAGGATGCATATTGTCATCGGCATCAGAGACAATGAATGTCTCACATTCGAATTCAACATTCTCTCTCATTTGACCATACCTGAATGACTCGTCTTTGGTATACCTTCCTTCAATGAAGTAAGTAACAAATGTCTTGTCATCCATGACGAATTCTCTATTCAATTCAAGTACACCAGTCTCTCGGTCATTTAGATAATCACCTAGGATAACTTGTATCCTAGTGATTTCTTTTGTGTTTAGTTCTATTGCTTTCATATTATTTATCAAATTTATATTCGTCAGTAGTTAGGTCAGTAAGTATTTTGATGTTGTGTGCGTGAGACAATTCCTCAGCCATTGTATCATCTTCACCATTACACAATTCAAGCAATTGGTCAAATAAGATTTTCGCTTGTGTGTTAGCCAAAGCAAGTCTCTCAAGCAATTCTTCCTTGCTGATGTTCTCTTCGTGAATGACTAACCAAATTGCATCGTCAACAGGCATCTTCTTCTCTAGAACTTTTTCAGTAAGTTTAACATTAGGTAGGAAGAATTCCTCTTGCAAGGCATCGAAAGAATCATATCCTTGAAAGTAGTCTACTCCCACAATCTCATTGTTCTCGTTTCTCCATTCAGATATCCATCGGTCAGATTCTTGAACAAGTCTCCATTCATGCGTTACCTTGACGAAACGATGTTCGAATAAATGGTAGTGTTTTACATCTTCTCCACTATGGTCAGTAATGTCTATTGCTCCTTCCTCATTTCCATCGTATGAATCGAATACGAATACCTTTCCTTTCCAATCGAAAGTCAAGTCATCTCCGTCAACAATCATCAGATAGTCTCCTACTTCGAATCTAACTTTCGGCATCATCCCTTTTAGATTCTCGAATATCTCTTTAAAATTGATTCTATCGAAGGACATTAGACCAAGTACATCCGATAATCCTCTTCCGTTAAATATCTCCTCTTGACAATTTGCTTTCAAGTTATTTGGATTGTTATACCTTCTGATGTTGTCGAAGGCATCCTCTAACCAATCTTGGTTATTGTGGATGTGTGAAATCATTATATGTGTCTCTAGATTAGTGTATCCATGCACCGTTTTGTCTTCGCCAGTCAAGTTGGATTTTTGCATTTCGTCTTCAATCATCTTCTCGTTCACGATGAATTCGATGTCTCGTTGTGCAAGATTGCATTCATGGTCTTCACTTCCTCCTTCATCAATCTCGTCAATTGCTAACTGAACGAAGTCATAGATTTCTTCTTTCAATGTTGGATTTTCTTTACCCATTGTATGGGCATACTTTTTTAATTCTTTTAAGTTCATTGTCTTGATTTTTTAAATTATTGATTTTGATTTTTGATTGATTTAAGATTCACTATATTCATTCCATTCCCATAGTTCGTCTTCGTGAACTAACCAAAGGTCACCATCTTCCGTCTGCGTTAGATAGAATAGTTCGTTAGAAGACATCTTACGAATCTCGTTGAAGTAACAAAGGATGTCGTTCCAATTGTCCCAATAGTGTTCGTTGTCTTGTCCTTCGATTAGTTCATCCAACATCCTCTTCAACGTAGCAGAATCCGTAGTGAATTCATATGTGTGAAGATGTCTCTCGTTCAACATAGTCTCAGCAAGATTTTGTGGGATGTAAGTTCCTCTCGCACCATCTAAAATGAAGATGGATTTTTGTAAGTTCATTGTGCTTTTCATAATTTCCAGTTTATGTGTGTTTAAAAATTTTTGTGTTAACATCTACTTAAGTTACTTAAGTTACTGATTTGAACTTCTAATCCGTTCCCATGTTTATCGGCAATCCATCCTCTCTTGCAATCAATGTCAGTATATCCTAGGAAGAGATAGGTTTGTTCATTCATTCGAACATTTTGTCCGCACTTATACGGCATCTTTGAATTGTTCATCGTCTTAAAATTATTGGTTATTGATTATGTTTTCTGATGCGATGCATTTTCCTTTTGGAAACTTGCTTGATTGGATGAGGAATCCTCCTCTAAACTTCTCCATGACTATTCCCGTCTCAAGAGATTTAACGAATTGTCCTTGGACATTTTCGTAGTGGTAGAATGTGATGATGTCTTGCATTGTCTTATGATTATTGGTTAGTGAATTGATTGATTGCGTTGATGGTCATTAGTGCTTGTGTTCTTCCATTGGTATACGTCTCAACAACGATTCCTCTCTCTCTCACATCAATTAAGTACGAATACATCTCGTCCATAACTTCTTTGTCAGTAAAGGTCACATCGTCAACGATTGATTGAATCTCCTCTACGATTCTAGATAGTCTAGAGTCAACGTCCCAAATCCATCCGATTGAATGTAGGTAGTGCATCTCTCCGTTTATCATCTTTCCTTCGCTCACAACAATCTTCTCACCATCGTATGTCTCATAAAATACACCATCCTCAAATGAATAGATAGACTCGTCATCCTCTCTAACATATGGTGCATTCTTCTCTAGAATCTCTAGAAGAGTCTTCTCACTGAAGTAAGGCATACACCATCCGTTCCAACGTGTTTTTGAATCGTAACCAACGAATGTGAATTGAGATGCGTCACAAATTGTAAATACTTTCTTTTCCATAGTGATAATTATTAGGTTGATTATTTTTTAAAGTTTGAAATGATTAACTCAGCAACGACAAAGGCAAGAATGAATGTAGATGCACTCAAGGAGATTAATCCCATAAATACGATTCCTCTATTCGGCATCTCCTCACCTATATTGATAAGAACAAGAGAGAGAAGAAAGCAGATAGTAGTTAGTAAGGCAATTTTGATGTTTGTGTTTTTCATTGTGTGTGTTTGTTTGTTAGTTTGATGATGCAATGTTACATCCCTTTTGTTATTCAATAATCATATAATTGCAATAAATTTAACCATTCTTGGAATCCTAACGTAATAAGCTGGAAATGTGCATTTTAACCCACAAAAAAAAGTGTGCAAATTAACTGTTTTTGCGTGTTAGCACCAAAATTGACCTATAATAGAAGGCATAAATGTGATTTAGGATGCACCATAAATTCTCCGCAAATGATATGGAATTGTTTTGATTTGGTTTTGCCTTTGTGGAAATGCTTTGATGTGATGTTGTGTTGTGATGTTATGCCTATAGTGAATGTGGTTCGTGTGTGCAATAGGATTGAGGAATAGTTACCAACATAGTTATGCACATTATTTATTAGGGCATTGCGGATGACCTTGTGCGATTCGTGACGTCAATAGAGACCTTGTGTTGTGTTGGACATAGTAAACCATTGCGATTCGATTTGCTTCGCTTTATGCTATGCCTATGGAAGCGAGACGAGGAGGAGACGAGATGCTTGTGAGCCGTAACGCAAACAGGATCGCCTGGGGGGTGGGTTCGGAAGTATCGATCTCCGCCGGATCGGGGGTGTGGGTCCGTGGGTGGTAAACCCCCTTCCCCTGACTGCTTGCCCCTTTTTGTTTTTGGATTGGGTGTTCCCCTGATTCCCTTTTTATGGTTATGTAAAGATACGAAATGTATTGTAAAGATTATAATAAATGGGGGTGAAATGCGGTTTGTTCATCGGTGAGTATCCCGTCTTTGCTGGGTTTGTAATTTTTGTAAAGAGGGGTATAGGGGGGTGGTATCGCAAAATGCGTTTCGTGGTGAATGAGATTCTGTTGTTGGGACCAGGGTCAAAAAAAATTTTTGGGGAGTTGGGTAGTGGTACTAACCATCTTGCTGGAGTAGACAAAATGGTAAAATTCATGCAGTAATTCGGAGGACTTCCGAGTTAGTGTAGATTATTTTCCACTATATGGCATATTCTGAAGAATATTTTCCACAATGTTAAATCCTGCGCAGGGGGTCTGTTAAATGTTGGGGATTAGCCTTGGGGGGATACGCTTGTCTATTAAGGGTTTGAGAGGGTGTTGTGTTAAATGCTGATGTCGCAAATGTTTACTATATATGCGACATATGTGTTTTATAGCATCTAACCCATATTAAAGTGTGGGATCGAGGACCGTAAAGGTATATTTTGACTTTAATGACTGCGGAGTCATACTATAGTGTGTCTTTTGTGTCACAATTTTTCAAATATTTGTGACTTGTAAGGGACTTTTGAATAAAAAAAAAGCCTCTTTCGAGGCTTATTCATTGCGAAGTATTTTGCTTATGGCTTCTTCTTAGTGAACTTGTTAATTTCAGCTTGAGTGTATTTCTTTGCAGATTCACTTGCACTCATTTTATATGAGTTGTTTATAGGCTTAGAGTCCATCTTAACTCTCTTCACTGTTTCTCCTATTGGTCTCACCGGTCCTTCCTTAACTCTTTTTTCCATAAGAGGCTTAGAACCTTGCTTAACTCTCTTAACTACCTTACCTGCGTTCATCACTCCTTTTACAACTCCTTTCATTCCCTTACCAGGATCTGATTTTTTAGGTGCTGCACTCATTTTAACTACTTTTTTAATTGCCATGATTTTGTATTTTTATTATTAATAATGTCCAAATATACAAAGTCTTACTTATCCCCCAAAATTTCTTTGAGTTGAGAGAGAATATCTGTCTGAGTCTTTCCCCAGAA